AAGCCACGCGGCAGACCTTCTAGCACTTCTTTTTCAATATCATCCAAACCGCCCGATGCTGAGGCGATTTTGTTCCGCGCCCAACCTGCTGCCTGAACCGAAGGAAGCTTGGAAAGTGCTAAAGGAACTCCCACAAAAGCACCCATGGGCAACAAATCCTTATAGATTTGTTTGTTGGGGTTTGCATCGTCTACATTTTCCTCAACCGCTTGACGAAGGCTTTCGTAGCCTGCACCAAACGCAACATCCACTGCTGCAGCAGCCCTTGGGCTTTTTTGAACCATGCGGATAGCTTCATCTGCAATTCCTTTAAAAAGGTTTGTTGCTTGGGGTGCAGCACTCACAAGCGGTCGGGTAGACGCCGCCCAAGCAAGAATGCCTGTGAAAGGCATTGATCCACCAACCCCCTCACCAATGGCGCGCGCATAACGATCAGCAGCGTTTTTTGGTGTTTGTTGACCTTGGTTAAAGAAACGACCGAATTCAAAAGCCTGACCTTCGTCAAGACCGATTGCCTTACCTACATTACGTGAAAAGATATCGGGGAGCGCAAAGAGCGCTGAATTAAACCCCCATGACAGCTGCTGTGCTTTATCCCAAAGGCTACTTGGTCCTTGGTCAGGACCTGCTTTACGCATATCTGTTGTAGGGGCCGGGGCTCCCTCTTGACGACCCACCACCTCGCCGGTGGCTAGGTCAACCAACTCGCCTTTGGTGTTCGTGATTGTGGGCATATCATTGTCCGATCAATTGACGCAATTGCGTGGGATTGAAAGCATCCACACGACCATTGGGTAACCGCAAGTAGACCGTGGCCCGTGGATCTTGGAGCTTACCAATCGTACTACCCAAGAAGGTATACATCATCTTTTGCTGCTGGGGATCCGTTGTAACAATAAACGGATCACTTTGTGTACCCGTGTTAGGTGTGCGCATGACATAATCGTTGCCCTCATAGCCGAGCTGTGTCAAGACCTGCTGACGTGCATTACGCAGGATTGTTTCAAGGCTATTGAATTGCTGCGCTGCGATCTCTTTGTTAGAGAAGAATCGCGTAGGATCATTGATGCCTTTTGCTGTTTCGCGAACCCATTCCTGCTCTTGGACCGCGACTCGCCCACCGTCATTGGCCGAAGCAATATTCTTCATGATGCTGTTCAAACCGACCTGTACTTGCGTTGCAGCATCTTCCTGTTTTACATCAGGCCTGATCAAACCACCTGAAATAGGAACCAAGAGGTTATTGACTTTGTCTTGGAACCACGTGCCGGGGCTATAAAGTTCTGCGAACTTACCTTTGAGGTTATCCAGCGTATTAAGGCTGTTATCCAGAGATCGTAAGGTTGATGTAAGTTTAATCCGCTCGCCTTTATCCGTTTCAACCGAAGTCGGTGCTTCTCCGCGATTTTCAACAAAAGGATTATCCGTATCACGGAGCGTGAATCGGCTACTGAGTGCCGTTTTAACAGTAGGATCAGAAGGATCAATTGAAAAGCCTAGGAAACTACCCTTATCGCTTTTCAGGACACGGCCCCCGGCTCCCGCGTCTTCTAGGACTTGATTACCTGTCTTTTTGATCTGTTCTTTCAACAGATCGTAATCGCCCTTGAGCAACTGCAAGCGTACGGCCTGAGCCGCCTTATCTTGCTCCTGAACATCGCCAATAGCTTGTTGCAGTGCAGCAGTGCGTATCTTGATATCGCGATCTTGAGCTTGCGAAAGAATGGCTGAAAAACCACGTGGTAATTCTGATGCCGCTTCGCTAATCGCCATTGCAGCCGTAGGTTGCCGTGAAGTGCCAAGCTTAAAGCCTGCTTGAGCAAGCAACAGTAGTGCATTAGCCCTTGCTGTTTCCTTATCATCCCCCAGCAGTTCTTTAAATAACGGAGCCAGCTCCTGATAACCAGCCCTGATCCGTGAAGCACGGTCCGTGGACTGTGTTTCTTTAGCCGTCATTAAAGCTCTTTTTAAAGCTTCCGGTGTTGTTTCACCACGACCAGCTATATCCACTGCATAGCTAGGTATAACCATGTTGGCATCTTCAAAAGCCGCTTTTTCCGTAGGACGTATAGTTGCTGCTTGTGCAGAAGGCTCAGGAAGAAACTGCCCTACTCCAGAGACATCTAGCCGAACTGGTTCTTCGGCGGGGGGAGGAACGGGTGGTCCTTCAAACGTGGTCCGTTGACCGGGGATCTGTGCCAATAACATTTCCCGCTCGGCATCGGCTTTCTTTTCCTCGCCTGTACGAGAATCTCGCCCAGTTAATCCCGCAATGAATGTTGCAGGAATACCCGCCGCAAGGCCATAACGTTGCAGCATATCTGCCGCGCGAGGGTATTGCTGCGCTAATTGCTGTGTACCAAGCCGTAATCCTTCGGTGAACGTCGGTGAGGTGGGGGCGGTTAACGTACCTGCTGGCGCAAACTGTGTGCCTTTGCCGTAACTGATCACGCCTCCCGGACCTTGGACCAAGGCATTACGTGCTTGGATACTCAGAGGCATAGGCGGTGTTCCTCCCATCATCCGTTCAACACCAAATTGCGGACGCATGAGTATATTGCCAAGGTATTGATTGAGATTTTGTGCGCCTGTTGCACCCATTTGCGCCAATCGTTGACCTTGCGTTACCAACATCCCTGCTGCTGCGCGTAAAGGCGGCATGCCGTCCGGTGTCGGCGGAGCCTGTTCAGCCCCGCCCTGGGGTAAAGGGCCTGGGGGCCCTCCCATAGGAGGCATTTGCGCAGGGGCCATACCTTGAGCTTGGGGTAATGCACCGATGCCACCTTGCTGAGCAAGTTGTGATTGCAACATCGCTAGTACTTCAGGGGGTGTTTGCATGGCGGCTTCTTCACCGACCATTTGAGCAAGTTCCATGTACCGCGCATCAACGGAACGCATATCCCCACGGAGATTGTTCATTAGGATTTCAGGATTTTGCGGCGTGCGTGGAAGTTCCATCGCATCGTCTTCCTCGTAATCCCCTTCATCTTCCATCTCATCTTCAAACCCAGCAAGAATGCCACTATTGCGAGCCTCTTTTGACAAAGGCATCGCAAACATCGCGCGTTTGAGGATTTCGTCTTCCATGGCTATTCCTTAAAACAATTTGTTGGCTGCAGCGGCTGTGGACAACGCGCCGATACCTAAACCAAGGGCCTGCATGAAGGGGCTTTGCTGCTGCTGTTGCGTGAGGCTTGTTGCCATTTGCGTTGTCGGCGCACCTTTGTAAATATCCCCGACCAAACCAAGCTGTTGGTAAGGCTGGTAGATATTCTGCAAAGCAGTTTGACGTTGCGCTTCAATGTTTTGCTGTTGTAGCTGACGTTGCGCTTCACCCATGCCAAAGAGGTTTTGAACGTCAATTTGACCCATGCGCTGAGCGGCTTCGCCCAATGCTGCCTGCTGGACACCCATATTGGCGGCTTGTGTGCTTAACGAGCCAAGACCCGCTGCTTTTTGTAATTGCGTTTGAAGCTGCTGAGAGGCTGTTGTGCCAAGACCCGCTGCTCTTTGCAACTGTGCTTGAAGCTGCTGTGAAGTAAGTGCACCGATACCTTGCCCAAGTTGCTGCTGTAAAGCGGCTTGCTGACCAATAACCCCTGCAGCTTGCGTGCCTAATTGGCCATACTGTGCACCAAGCGCGGCTTGCTGACCAATGCCTGCTAAAGCACGCTGTTGGTTTTGCTCATAAGCTTGTTGCGCGGACCCCAATGCTTGAGTGTATCCCTGCTGTAGTGCACCAACAATAGCCGCATTACGCTGATCACTGATTGCGCGTTCAAGCTCGCCGCGCTGGGTTCCCTCTCTCGTACCACCAAAAGCACCTGCACGGACGGCCTGCGCTTGTAAGCCTTGTCGGGAAATATCACCTTGGCGATTAATCCGTCTTGTCGCCTCATCAATAACCTGCTCTTGATAAGGGTTCATAAACTGGTTAATCAGGCCACCTTGCTGGGGCTTATAACCAACTTGTTCAAAGTATTTTGAAACACTTTCTGTTGTAACGTCAGGCGCAACGGTTTGAGCAGCCCTTGTTAATTCTTCCAGCGTTAAACCCATCGCCGCTGCACGCTGTGCAATAAGCTTAGGGTTATTGAAGTTGGCTTCAATAAACTTTCCGGCTTCAGCGTATTGTTCCGGTGTAAATCGCTCAAGGCCTTGCGGCGTAAAGACGCCGCCAATACCCCTTAAGCCTCGTTCAGCAGAACCAAGCGCGTTATAACCCTGTATAAAAGCTGGAGCAACTGTAGGAACAATACTGGTAATGCCTGCTTGCGAAGCGCTCATTGCCTCTTGGGCAGGTTTATAAGCGGTTGCTGCATCAATTGCCGAATAAGCTTGTTCGGTAGGTTTATAAGCGGCTGCTGCGTCAATGCCGAAATAAGTATTGGCAGCAGGAACAATCCCCTGTTCAGCGGCGGTTTGAATATATTGGGAACCACGTTGTAGATAAGGTTGATAAGCGCCAATACCTTGAGTGGTCAGCGTAGCTGCTTTCTGCTGCTCGGGAGTGAGCCCCGCAACACGGAACTCAGGCAATAGATAAGGCGTTGTACCCAGTTTTTGAGCCTGCTCCATAAGGCCCATTTTGTAGGCTTCTATGTAAGGAGCTTCACGCATATACGATGTAGTAATGCCGCTTCCTGTTGGGTTTTGGCTTAAATCAGGCCTTGTTGTAGTGTCACCCTGGCTCTGCCTTAATTCTGCACTTTGCAGGCGTAATGCTTCGTTAATTGCCGCAGAAGCGCGCGCGGCATCCAGACCTTGGCTCGTGGCCCATGATTGCAGTTCCGTGGCTCCCCGACCTGCTTTCAAAATCCCCAACGCGCCCTGGATAAGCTCAGGATCGGTATATGCAGTAAGAGGCTTCTCTGCGGGTGGTGGTTGAACCGCAGGTGGTGGCGGTGGTTGAACCGCAGGTGGTGGCGGTGGTTGAACCGCAGGTGGTGGCGGTGGTTGAACCGCAGGTGCGGGTTGCCCTAATTGCTGCTGTGCTGCCGCTATAGTGGAAGCAATACGATTTGCACTTAGTCCTTGACTCGCTGCCCAGCTCTGAATTTCAGGGACAGTTCTACCGGCCCGAAGCAACCCAACTGCCCCAGATATTAACTCGGCATCCGTATAGTTAGAAAGAGGACGTTCAACGGCCGTGGCGGCAGGATTGGTAGTAATTGTTTGTACTGTAGCGGGAGGTTGAACAACAGGCGGCACATTACCTGTTCCAGTCGGTTGGTTAGAAACGGTTGCTGTTGGGTTAAATACGGGGGCTGCTGGTTGTGCGGGGGGAGTCAGTTCTGTTGATAAAGGTCCAATATAGGACTTAACCTGATCAAGTGTAATACTCCCGTTAACTGTTTTAGCAGCTTTTAAGATGTCGTTATAAGTTAACCCAAGTTCCTCAGCTTTAGCTCTAACTAAAGCAGGGTTGCTTAAATTGTCTGCAATCCACTTTCCAGCGGCAGCATATTGGGCGGGACTAAATGCCATGATTCACCTCACGCGCGAGCTGGAGCACGTTTCTCCAGCATGTGCATCAATCGATACAAACGTTTTGCGCCTTCTCTGCGTGAACCACTACCGGCTCCGCGCACAGCACGTGCTGTGAGTACAAATTCCCCGTCCGAAAGCATAGCGGGAATGTCGTCTGATTTTTCTGTACCGGGGCCAGCAATTTGGCCCGTGCGCCGTGGATAACCGCCAGCGGCCATGACGTTCATGATACCGCCTCCCGCCACTCTTGTGGGAGGTCTGTACCCGTAAAGGCTAACCGGCTGAGCCAAACTGTAAAGATGTGGGTATTGCCTCAGTAGATCAACGCCGGTTGTTTTAAACTCTTCAGGTACTTCTATTGGTTTAGTTTCAAAACCACCCGTAGCGCCAAGAAGACCGATACCTGCTGCAACAGCAGGTCCATAGGTTCCAATAGGCCCAGGCATTGCTGCTTTTCTTGCAGCATTAGCCGCCTGCTCAGCTAAAGTTATACGATTAGCTTCCGACAGGGTCCCACCGGCAGTTCTTGCCATTGAATCTTGGAAAGCCTTCTCAGCCTGTGCATTTGCTTTGACAAGACCTGCTTCTTCTCGGGCTCCAGGCATGATGCCTTTAGTAAAGTCCGTAGTTTTATCAATTAAAGAAGCAATACCAGAGGGTTGACCGGCCGTGGCGCTTGTGCCGGTTTGCGTTATTGCCGCTTGCTGGATAGGTGCAGGCCCTTGAACAGCCAAGGTACTTCCCACCGGAACAAGATTACCGGCGGAATCATAGGTCATTAATGCAGGAGGTGCGACAGCAGGAGGAGGGACAGCAGCAGGTCCTACAGGAGGAGGGACAGCAGCAGGCTGAGGTGAGGGATTTGCGGGGCCTGCAGTAGATGCAGGTACATTAGGGCCAGGAGTTGCCGCATTTACGTCGCTAGGCGATATGCTTTGCGAAGGTGCTGAAACATTGGCGGGGTTAGCTTGGGCTTCTTGCTGCCCAGCTTGCTCATATTGATTCATGGTATTACGTATTGCACCAATACCAGCACTACTTAAACTCGCTTCAACACCGCCTTGTAATGCTTTGCCAAAGGATTGTCCGCGAGCTAGACCAACACCTGTTGAGAAAATACCTTGGGCGACATCATTGACATAAGGCTGAAGGACCGTGGGCAACGAGCCCCCGATCATTTCACCAATGAAAGGTGACACAACTTCCCCAACACCTGCCGTAACTCCGGAAATAAAAGCCTCTTTCCACGAGCCTCCTGTTACTTTCGTGGTAATGGCTGCAGCAATGGGTGGGGGAACGCCCACAGCGGTCAGCGCAATCGTACCGACTACGCGAACCGCTTTTTTCAATAAACCCTTGAAACTAAAATACTCAGGCAGGCCTGTTCGTGGATTGATGCTGCCACGACCGCCCATTGCGCGTAATACCGCTGCTTCCTCAGGATTGATATGAGCAAGCTGGGTGTCACCAAAACGTCCTAATGATGCTAAGCCGCCCTGTGCCATAGGCATTGTGGGACCAGCACCGCTTGTTACAAACTCAAGAAGACCTGCCTTTAACGCAGCAAAGAACTGTGCGTTAAATTGCTCAGGCAAGTCCTCTGGATCTGCTAACCCTTGAGCAATGAGCTGTTGGCGTATTTGTGGGTAATTTGCAGCATTTGCGATGATATAGTCGATAAGTTGCAGCAACTGCCGAGCATCATCCTGCGTCATTCCCTCTTCGCCAAGGCCTTGCTGGATGGCAGAAGAAAACTGCGAGGTTTGTTCAGGTGCTTTTTCTACCGCCGCTTGCTTGGCTGCAAGATAAAGACTCTCATCTGTCTCAGGCATGCCCTGAGCAGGGAGTGACATAATACCTTCGTTTTCCATAATTTACCTCAAGCCGGTATAGAAGAAACAAAAGTTGCCGTCAATATGACTGACGGGATAGCTGGTCTAGTGGGACTAGACGGCGCTGTGTAGTGTTCGATATAAGCAGCCGTACTAGACGAACGCCAGTACAACTGCACATAGTCATTAGCTGCAAAGGAATCCACGAAGTTTAAACTACCTATCACATGATAGGGATCACCTGCTGACTTTCTTGGCGCTAAACCAAACCGACTGTTTGAGTTAGCAATATCTACCCCATTCTTCCTAAACCAAATGTCTATGTCCTGTGTGGCGTTATCGTTGTTAGCTAACTGAATACTGAACTGGATGTTGTACACACCCTCGTATTCAAAGGTAATCTGGCTACTATTCTGAACCGATACGCCGCTAGACAACGTCGTGCTGTTTAGGGTGATGGGATAGGCTACTGTTGTGGATGCCGCCGTTTGATCGGTGGTGTCATAGAAAGCCCCAAAGGGTAAGCTTATAAATTTACCACCATCAGGCCCAAGCAGACTGCGTGTGACGTTTTCTAGCCTGTTAAAGTAAAGTCTTAAGACATTTAAAAACTGATCTTGATAATCAGCCGAATAATCCTTGGGCGCAATCGGCAGATTAGGTACAGCAGGGTTATCAATTTTTAGCGTCATCACGCACCACGGCCCGTGGCCCGTCCGTCACCACGAATGTCAATGCGTGGGGCTCCAACCTGCCACGTACAACCAAGCTGGTTAGATTCAAGTCTTAAAACCATCTGCCTACCACGTACCCGCACATAAATCTGACCTGTGTATTGTTCGACCGGCACAGTGGATGTCCGGGTAACACTAGCATTATCACTACCTGCAAGAGAACGTGGGCTGTTGTACCCAGAGCCAGAATTCATTAAAGGAATTAAGCTCATCGTGATTTGGGGATTTGCCGCCGTTGACCCCTCAAACGTCACATCAGGCAAGATTCTGTAGACAAACCCGATGTTGTGACCATCTTGAATATCAAACTCAGCGGTTTCAATGTAAGCGTTAATCGCAGCGGGGGTGCCTGTCGTTTCATCATCAACACCAAGCTCGTGGTTAACAATGTTGGTATTGTATGTGGCTGCTTGTGGATGAGAACGCAGCCCTGAATCACTCCAAGCTGTGCGGCCTAGTGTTCCGTAATACCAGATATCTTCGGCGTAGTTGTATACAACATACTGATCAATCTGCGTTGAATTAGCTGAACAATAGAACCACCAAACCTCGTTAAATCCTTCATTAGTTCCAGCAAAAATCTGATCCGCCTGGGACTGATTGATGTTGCTAAAGATATGCCTGCGAAGATCGCATCGGAGCGTTTGCACGCGTCCGTTATAGCTGTAAAACTTATCGATGCCCATCCAAAAGACGGTGCCGGAAGCAACAGCCGATGCATTTTGCCCAATAATCGATATGTTATCGCCCAGTAATTGCGCACCCCATACAAGCGGTGGTCCAAGATACTGCAGGGAATACAAAGCAGAATCGGTCCAAACCACAATCTCCTGACGAGCTTGTTGATAAGTGATGATCTGTGATCCGTGAGACAAGCGTAATGCACCTGCTTGATTGGTTGCCGTGGAGACAAAATCAACAAGTGATTCCTGATCAGCCCAGCGGATTAACATTGGATCGAGAACCGCGCTTTCAAAGGGGGTAGAACCAAGGAGGATCAAAAAACGTGAAGTGTCCGAAACGACCAAGGTATTATGCTTGGTAGGTACATCAACAAGTTCTGATATGTAAACATCCGACCCAGTAGATGCTGTGTTAACTAGAGCGCCCGTCGGGGATGCTGAAATATTGGCCGTGGCTCCTGAAATCACGTTCCGAAGGTAGTAGATCGTACCCGCAGTGACCCCAGAAGGCATCGTCCCCGTAGTAGCAAACTTAACTGCCGTGCCTTCTGAAAGCGTATTACCGTTAAGCGTTACCACTGTCGGGGAGGCTGATGTAAAACTTACAGTGCCCCCTGTCGCATTTAAAGCAACCGCGCGTGTTGTAAGACCATTGGTCGCGTCCCAGTAGTAAAGAGGACCTCCGCGATAACCAAAGATAAGATCTTCGCCCCAGTTTTGGGTAGTCCAAAGACGTATGCGTTCTGTACCAGCAACACCTACACCCCAACCCCCCATACCCCAACCACCTGTTCCCCAACCGACTACCGCGCCTTGAATAGCCGAACCAACGTTAATTTCATACTTAGCAGTTACCGTGCCCCCGCCCGTAGCTATTGAAGAAGCGTTGGTTGCAACGGTGATGGTGTAGGTGTTGGTTGTGACATTAGCAATTTGATGGTTAGCGTTAAGATTGTTAGCAGGAATACCGCCAACATCTCCCGAACCGCTAAATGTCACAAAATCTCCATTCTTAGCACCATGCGCGGCGTCCGTAACTAAAACCTGATTAGCAGTGCCTGATGTGGTGTTGGTTGTGAACGGGTCAGTAAGCGTTTCGGTGCTGCGGATAGGTGTAATGTCGTAGTAAGCCCCACCGCGCTCAATATAAAACTTTAGGTTGGTACCTATAGCAAGCAGGTTTTCAAAACCAAGCGTTACCCAATTCCACAGAGACCGGCAAACGCCTTGGAACGTAAAAGCAGAGATACGCTGCCATCCTCCGATTTGTTCAGGAGTGCCCTGACGAAATCGAACTTTATCGCTGGTGTACCAACCCCCTTCCGTGCTGTAACGGGTACTTTCTTTGTTAACACCTGGGCGGCTAAGGATCTTAGTTAAAGGCACGGCTCACCTCATTAAGGCAGCTTCAGCAGCGCGGCGACGCGTAAGACCCGGTAAGATTCTTCCGGCAGCCTTATTCCAAAGCATACATTGGTCTGCTGCACCATCCCAGTCCCCCGCATCAACGCGCTTCTTGAACGTAGAAACCCGATAGTTTCCTAGGCCACAATTGTAGACCCAGCTAGTCACTGCGGCAATCCGGCGTGGGAGTGCAGTTTGGATCTTGGGCGAAAGCTTGGTGATGCCCTGTACGAAATACTCTATGTGATGATCTAAGGCATCCTCACACTGCTCCATCGTCCAGATGGTGCCGGGGTTGATGTCAGGCCCAGTTGCACCCCAACCGATTGTCCAAGGATGTCCTCTGGTTCCGGGGTCAGGATATGCTTGAACTCGTCCATCAGGCAGACGCTTTGCTAACCCTTCAAAGGGCTTAATCAGTACATCTTTGGCAAGTTTCTTAGCTTCATTCACGACTTATTGTACTTTTCTATAGAACGTCCTACAAACCAGAACGTCAATATCATCGTAAACAAACCAAAATCATCTTCATCCCAGCACTTTATGATGACTTCATGCCACGGAGCATTACTTTGAAACGCAAGAACAAGCGTAGCCGCCTTGACGGTAGCGTACATTCCAAATATCGCCCATGTGATTCCTGGACGTACCAAGGCAGAGATTCCAGCCACAAACCAACCTGCTGACTGAGCCGTTTGACTTTGCTCCTCAAAGGCCGCTTTGATGGTGTCAAGTTGCTGAACACTGTAGTCAACATACTTTTCCTCCACACGAAACTCACCGCGCATTTTCTCTAGGTCAGTCTGAAGACGGAACATGTTTAACTCATGCAGCCGCTCGTTCTTCTTGTCCAAAAACTTCAATATTTCAGGGGCTAGCCGGAATAAGCCGCCAAATATGGACCCTAATAAACCACCTGAAAGAAGATCTATCACGCTGCCCTCTGAATAAGAGGAGTATTAGTTAACGAAGAACGGTCAAAGACCGAAAACCCACGGCGAGCGGCAAATTTTGCTGGTTCTTGCTCCCACATATCAGCACAAGCTTCAAGCCATCGCACGGTTAAGTCATGAGAAGGCATTGCACCTTGAGCAACCATCTTTTTTTCATGCTCTAAATAAGCCGTTACTTCGTTCTGAGCGTGTGCGGCGTTTATGCCCAAATCAAAAAGATAAATTAAATTGCCTTCATCAATCAGACCACCCCGTGATCGTGCAGCATTTAATGCTTGTTTCATGCAGGTCATGATGTGGTACCGAGCTTCTTCGCGTTCGTAATCTTCTTCGGTTATTTCTGTTCGGCCTAGTTTCTCAAGCAACTGCTGGTGCTGATTTACAAGAAAGTTCATCTTTCGCAAAGCACCGTTGATGTAGTTTTGCGAATTTTCATGGTTGACTTGCATTTCCATTAGTTCAATACGAAGCAGATCGCCCTTCAAAGAGTCAGTTTCGTTTACCAACGCTTGCTTTTTTATCTCAACTTCTACTTGCTCTTTACGAACTTTAAAGTAGGCTTCTTGTAATGCAAGTTTTGTTTGTTCTATTTCAGCTAACGTGTGTTTAATACTGCGTATAGGAGAGATCGCCGTAATATCGAGCGTGACCTGCATAAACTGGCTGTGGGACTTATGGAAATTGCTAGTATCCCGAATGACCGCAGGCATCTTTTCCTGAATGTTTTTTAACATCAAGTTGTATTCAGGCTTAACCGCAGGGAGAGACTCCCCTAATTTTTTAATGATCAAATCGTGCATCACAGCCCACCATGCCCATTTGATACCGCCTCTACATCCTGCCGCGAAACAGTAAGATTGCCAAATGTTGTGCCATTGCCAGTAGAAGCAATTGTTATGTAGTTGATGTTGTTTGTTATGGCCCCCGCGCCGTACCCTCTTGCAATAACCCCTCTTGTTGGGGACGAAGTGCCTCCGCCTAAGCTAGAGCTAGCAGTAAGATCCCCAAAGTAAAGCGTGTTTCCGGCGCTGGTTATGGTTACATACTGCATGGTTGCAATATTAGTTACACTTGACCCCGTACCGGTCCTACCACCAGCAACAACTCCCCTTGTGTTTGAAGAACATGCTGCGGCAGTTGTTATTGCTGCGGATTGAGCTAAGGAACCAAAGGTGGTTGCTGTGCCCCCAGAAGCAAAAGTAAACGTTTCAATCGATGTAGTGTATGTTGTTGAACCTGTTTGCCCACCGGAAATTAATGCTATTGTTGGGGATTGACAACCGGCTACCCCTTCTATTGCAACAGTAGCATCACCAAAAAATGTCGAGTTACCTGTTGATGCAATCGTAACTGATTGCAGGGTGCTTATTCTTGCCGGACTTGATTGATCGCCCCCACAAAATACGCCTATTGTTTCATTACTACACCCACCCATATTAGCTATACCACCAGTGTAAAGCGTACCAAAAGTTGATGAATTACCGGTTGTAGCTATCGTTATATACAGTATTGAGCTATATCTTCCCCCGCCACTTACAAACCCCCCTGCATATATGCCCCGTGTTGACGAAGAAGCAGGTGCAGTAGTAGCTCTTGTCGTAGATAATGACCCAAAGCTAGTAGCGTTTCCTGTTGTGGCTACTTGAATATAATCAATAGTAGATACGTATGTTAATGATGAATTAATGCCTCCGGCAAACACAGCGCGGATGTTAAAAGAATCTCCTACAATAACGTCACTACCTGTGGCAGTTTCTGCGATAGCTGTTTGGTAGGTGGAATTAGCTGTGCTTGATATAGAGTCGCTACCCGAAGCTACTTCAGCAATAATCGCAGAATACCCAACCCCGCCTACACCAAGACCAAAACCTCGCGCTCCTCCAGCAGCTAATCGTTGAATAACCGGCATATTAGACTCAGGTGAATTTGGTTTGGGAAGCTAACACCGTGAATGTAGCCGATGCGGTTTTAATAATCGTATAGACATAAACGTCAATACCTGAAGCGTTGCCTCCGGTCCAAGCAATCCCACCTTGATATTTTGGTGTGATGGTGTTGCCGTCAACTCGAATAGTGTTGTTGTAGTAAGGCGTTGCACCTTGTGTAGCCATCAATGCTACGGTCACACTGCGCCCCGTAGCCAAAGCTGTGTTTAGCGTGGTACCTACTGAAGCTCTAAAATTAACTGTCCAATCGCTTGAAGCGTCAAGCGTGTAATACGCAATGGACTGCGTCGTCACATCATAATTAATTGTACCCCCAGCCGCAGATACATTAACTGTCACTACTTCTGTTGAATTAGCAAGTGTTTGGGCAAAGTTTGCCGAGGTGCCTGAAAATGTCTGAAGCGCCGTGAATGTTGTAGCTATACCGGGGGCTACGTAATCCGTTCCAGCAGTGGCAGAGGCAAGCACTGAACTACTTGAGGCTTTAATGAGCTGCCCTGCGGTAAATGCCGAAGCAGCCTGCACCCCAAGACCCACATAATCTGTGCCGTTAAATACAACAACAAGTGAAGCACCGGGGTTTACCGTCACGCCTGTTTGCCCTGTAGCTTTGACGGTTAACGTGTTGGAAGCGTCAGCATTAATAATTTTGTATGAGCGCGAGGATGATGGCGCTATGATGGTGGAGTTGCCGTTAAGACTTGTGACTCGGATTGTTGAATATTGCGCTGAGTTATAAACAATATTGGTTGCAGCATTATCGCCTTGGGTAAGCGTTAACGTTAGCTCGTAAGGGGGGGATGCTGAAAAGTTTGAACCCGTCAGACTAGTAATCCCTGCAATGGCAATATCAACATAGTTCGTTAATGCATTGTTAACAATACTTCCCCACTGGCCAGTCTCCGAATCAGTTTCAATAATGGGAAGCTTAAGTAGATTGTTGTAGGTTACAGGCATGATTTACCTCATGTCATACTGACAGGTTGCCAGTTAGAAGTTTGATTTGTATTAATTTCTTGCCAGTTAGCGATTTGAGAATCGTCGATCAATTCCCACAAAAACCGTTGAAACGCTGCATCTGTTATTGCTGCTGATTCTGCCACAATAACGTTAAATAACCCTCCACCCTGCGTTGTGTCCGCGCCCTGCGCGGATTCAAGAATAGAAGTAACAAAATCCGCACGGGTTTCTATATTATCCACTGCTGTCGCAGTTTCGGCAATGATGGCGCCCAGAATATAGAGCGAGTCAACCGCATCAAGCCCTGTCGCAGTCTCAGAAACTGACCTATCGTATAAGAACCCAGCCGCTATATTGTCTGCACCTGTGGCTGATTCGGTTATAACACCATCAACTTCACCAGCCGAAGAAGTAACATCAGAACCCGTCGCACTTTCCGTAATGCTGCTGTTAGCTGTGATTATCGTTGTTATAGCATCTGCACCAAGCGCAACCTCTGAAACCGAAGCCACCAAGGTGTACGTCGCGCTAATACTGTCAGTCGCTGTCGCCGCCTCAGCAATCAGGGTGTTAATAAACTTCTCAGATGAAACTGCGTCTGAGCCTGTGGCTGACTCAGCAATATTTTCGCTAAATGAATCCCCCGCTGTTACTGAGTCCGTAGCTGTGGCAGTCTCAGCAAGGTTAGTGTTAAGCGTGAGGTTGTTAGTGCTTGAGTCTGCACCTGTAGCAGTCTCTGCTACGCTTGCGCCTAGCGTGAGGTTTGATGTGGTGGAGTCTGCACCTGTAGCAGTCTCGGCTATGGCCCCACTTAATACGGGCGTTGCGTTGGTAGTGTCGGAAGCCGTTGCGCTTTCAGCAATTGCCGAGTCGAGGGCGAGGTTTGATGCAGTGGCGTCTGTTGCCGTGGCTGTTTCCGCAACAGCCGAATCGATGATGAGGTTTGCGTTGGTGGTGTCTGTGCCGGTTGCTGTTTCGGCAACTGCTGCTTGTGCATCGAGGAGGGAGTCTAAAAGGTCTGTGCCAGTGGCGGTTTCGGCTACTTCCTTTTGGTATGTGTTGGCACCCGACCCGCTGATCGCTGAGAACGGCGCAGTTGAAAATGGGTCAAAGCCGAACACATTGTTGCCTTATAGGAGCTGTGCGGTTGTTAAGTTAATAACTTGGTCAGTGGTTAAGTTTACCGGCGTTTCTTGTATTTCGATAGCCTTCTCCTCCCGCTTCACCCAGCCTCGGTCGATATACCAGCGCCACAGTCCTGGCTCTGTAGGCTTAGGTGGGAGGATATGCCATTGCCACGATGCCCACAGCAACTCATGCCCTTCAGGAATCTCTGTCGGCGGTGCTGGAGCCTGTTGCCAGCCATCTGTGCCGTCTGTCTCTTGTGATGGGATAGACCCGTTTTTAGTCCAGTACATGATCTATTCCTAAAGGGTCGGAAACGCTGCTGTTGGCGGTGTGAAGTTGCTGGTGTAGCGAGCGTAGCCTTTGGTGATGCGGAGGTCTTGTAGGTAGCCTGTAAAAACCTCGCCTCCTGAATCTAAATCCGCAACTCTAATAATTGGAGTTGAATAATTTATTGAATCAGTATATGTAGTTCCATCTTGAGTGCCGTTCAAGTAACCTTTTAACACTCCACTATATCTAACAAACGCAATGTGATACCAAGTATTTGCACTCATTGCTGTGGTTCCACGGACCCTTTCTGCGCCATTGGCATACCATACTATTTGTGCCGACGCATTAGAACCTGCATTAAACCCGTTTGCGCCCCTCGTGGAAGCTATCAACGTAATATAATTATAAAAACTAGTAAAACGCACCCAGAATTCTACTGTAAAATCTCCTGTGCCAAGAGGGGTTAAATTATTTGGTGGGTTCGGAGGTAATAATAAATAATCCCCCGTACCATCAAACGCCATAGAGCTACCACCCCACTTGCTCTGCGCCGTACTTATCTTGGCATCCCCCACCGTCTCCAGATCATTCTTGCTTGTGGCATCGTAGATACCGGCGTTGGTGAAGTTGAGGAGGAGGCTTACCGTCCCACTTGATACTGTCGTTGTAAGCGGACTTGTTGGAGGTGTAAACGCAGTTGTATAAAGAACACCTCCCTTAGTTATTCTTATGTTTGCAAGATAGCCCGTCAGATAGGCATTTGGCGATACTGAAAAACCACCAATTGAAAACGATTGATTTGTAAGATTTGTAGAATTTGTTGTTGAACCACCGCTTGCCCCATTAACCCAGACAGTCAATGTTGTCCCTGATCTAGTCAATGCTATATGGTTCCAAGCGTTTGCAACGATATTAACGGAAGAGGTTAATACGTTAGAGGAAGTATTAACAACGGGCGTGAGCGTTCCAGTATTAAGTAAAAAACCAAACCCATCTGTTGATCCGGCACTTGGGTTGCTACGTGTTTCAATAAACCCTTGATACCCAGTTGCGGCAGGAATATAAGCAAATAACTCCCATGTGAAATCGCCTGTCCCCATAGCGATAGCTGTTCCACCAGATGAACTCAAATAATCCCCACTACCATCAAAATACCCAGACCCACCATAGGTCGCAGCAGACCACGATGCAGTGGGATTGAATGGCGAGAAGGCTTGTACGGAGGGAGAGCCGGATACGGTGATGGTCTTTGCAGTTGTCTGCGTGTTTGTGTCAATAAAACGGTTAGATTGGCAAGTAAGAAGCTGAGTGTTGGTTATTGCTGTTAATGGTGACGTTGGTGGCGTAAATGCCGATGTGTATACAGGGCTACCAACAACAATCCTTAAATTGCTTACGTACGCATTAACATAATAGGTTGAAACGCTATATCCATTTGCCCCTAGATACCACGTTGCTGTATTAGTGAAGTTTGTGCTGTTTGCTCCACTATAAACCTGTACACCATCTATAAAAGCCCTTAAAGTTCCTGAGTTTCTTGTTATCGCAATATGATGCCAAACATTTTTAGTTGGCGCTGTTCCAAAATCAGCGACTTGACCAACATAAGAATTTTCCAAAGACCAATTAGTGCTTGTTGAAGCAACTAGCCTAATGTTAAACCCGCCGCTGGCATTGTTCATCAATAAATTATTTTCGTTTGCGCCCCCAATCCAATACATCCAAAATTCAACACAAAAATCATTAGTACCGAATACAAGACCAGAAGAATAAGGAAATGTTACGTATGAGCTTGCCCCCGGAAAATAATTCCCCCACCCCGTCTGACTAAACGGTGAGAACGTACCTTGTGTCGGTGCATTCGGGCCTGTAGCTGGGTTTCTTGTGACCGTAAATGTGTTACTGCTTGAGTCTAAGAACGTATTGTTCTGTGCGCCGTTGGTTCCGTTGCCGGGGAGCAGGAGGGTGGTGTATTCAAAATAGGGGTCGGCGGCATCTGCTCCAGAAAAAACATCTGAACCTGTAGCAGATTCGCTCAATAGCGCGGCATAAAAATTAGGCCATGTGTTTGCGCTTCGCCTAAGTTGTGCTTCAGTTAAAGACCAAACGCCCGAGAATGACGTATTAACTGGGCCAATAATCCCGCCGTTACCTCGTGGCATGGCAACTCCTAGCTAATATCTTCGTAAGAACAAACCACTTTTAAGTCGTTTGCTGTGCCAGCCGTAGCGCCTAAAGATGTGTTTTCTTCCAAATAAATGTACGCATCTTTATCAACCACAACCAATGTAGCATCCGC